CGGCGCCAAAGGCTCTTGCTACCTTACAGAGGTTAATGGATGCCAAGAGTGACTATGTTGCTCTGGAAGCTGCGCGTGATGTATTGGATCGCTCTGGCTTTAAGTCCGCCGATAAGCATGACCATCGAATTACTGGCGATGTGTCCATACAGATAGACCTGAGCTAGGGGAGGGGGGGTTAGAAAGTGGACACCAGTTATTGCTATAGGCCCTACACAAGTATTTTTCTTCAAAAAGGCTTGTTGTTGGTTGTCCATTGATGGCATATAGCCGCGATTGCGATTAAGCAGCTTTTGTTGCGAATACCCCAAAAATTTTTTGGAGAGCATATGTCTTTTTCAAGTATGTTGAGCATCCAAGACCGCCGTAAGTTACGGGATATTGTTCGCCGTGTTCACTTGCGGTTCTATCCCGTAGACAAGTTGAGCAATCATGAATGCGATAAGTTTATTGATAGCCTGTCCGCCGAGATGATTGAAAGCAACCTACGCGCTGGCTCGAAGCTGGGTATGGACTAATGAGTTTTAGTCTAAACTATAAGCCGGAAGGAGAGGTATTAAAGTCTTACATGAAGTCCGACGCTTTCTTCCGTGGATTGCGTGGCCCTGTTGGATCAGGGAAGTCTGTTGCTAGTTGCATCGAAATATTTCGCCGCGCTTTGCAGCAAGAGCCTAATGAGGCTGGCATTCGTAAGACCCGCTGGGCGATCATCCGTAACACTAACCCGCAGCTTAAGACCACAACCATTAAGACATGGCTTGATTGGTTTCCGGAAGATGTGTTTGGAAAGTTTAACTGGTCGCCTCCCTACGTTCATCATATAAAAAAGGGCGACATTGACTGTGAAGTCATTTTCTTGGCGCTTGATAGACCTGAAGATGTGCGTAAACTGCTTTCGCTTGAGCTAACTGGTGTATTTATTAATGAGGCGCGCGAGGTTCCTAAGTCTATTGTGGACGCCTGCACAATGCGCGTAGGTCGCTTTCCCTCAATGAAGGATGGTGGCCCCACTTGGTATGGTGTTATTGCAGATACGAACGCCCCTGATGACGATCACTGGTGGCCAATTATGGCCGGAGATGTACCAATCCCTGAACACTTTGGACGCGAAGAAAGCTTGATGATGGTCAAGCCAGAAGGTTGGGAGTTTTACACACAGGCTGGCGGCATGATTGCCAACAAGGATAAAGACAACGAGATTATCGGCTACTCGTTGAACAAGAATGCGGAGAACCGTAAAAATCTTACGGCAGATTATTACCCAAAGATCATTACTGGTAAGTCAAAGAACTGGATCAGAGTCTATGTTCTAAATGAACTGGGAAGCCTTGATGACGGAAAGCTTGTCTATCCAGACTTTGATGAAAATATTCATGTTTCAAAGGAGCCACTGCTGCCAGCAGAAGGCGTGCCAATCATCGTTGGTCTAGATTTCGGACTTACACCCGCTGCCGTTTACTGTCAGTATGTGCGAGGTCGCTGGCTTATCCTACGTGAACTAGTGGCAACCGATATGGGCACCGTTCGCTTTGCAGATGTGTTGCGCAAAGACATGGCCCAGAACTTCCCCGGCGCTAAGTTTGTAGTATGGGGTGATCCAAGTGGAGACTATCGTGCTCAGACAGACGAAACAACGCCATTTCAAATCCTACGTAGTGCTGGAATTAAAGCAAGACCAGCGCCCACCAACGACCCTTCTTTGCGAATTGGTGCAGTGGAAAGCGTCATATCCCGAATGGTCGACTCGCATGGAGGCATACTTGTTGACCCGCGCTGCGCAACAATTAAACGTGGGTTCACTGGTGGCTATCAGTACAAACGATTAAATGTATCTGGATCTGAACGATACGAAGAGCGTCCAAATAAAAACAAATACTCTCACGTTCATGACGCACTGCAATATGCTTTATGCGGCGGAGGCGAGAGTCGTAAGATACTCGTAACAGATGCAACGGAAACAAAATCTTTTAATGCAAGACAGTCAATAGATGTGTTTAGTCACAGACGTAAAGCTCCACGTTCCCGCTTTGGGTTTAACTAGTCCATTGTCATATAATTTAGTTCATGGCCTTAGTACTACGTATGTGCTTTAAGAAACCTAAACTTCCAGAAAAAACCGCTGAAGACATTCAGTATGAAGTGGATCTCAAGGAACTACGGGCTATCCAGCAAAGAGAAATTGCGCTTGGTCTTAGTGAACAAAAAAATTATCAAACAGAGGCTTCTTTTGCTCGTGCCATGGGCATGGTTGGGAATCGTTCATTGATTTCTGGTTCCAAAGGTGGTTCTGGTTACATGAATAATAAAACTGGTCGCGGAACTGGAAAGCCAACTCTTGGCTCACAGATTGCTCCAGACCTATCATCTAGACAACCATCTGCTCCTCCGATTATGAACTACGTTGATCCAGGAACTATTGCTAATTTTTCGGGCTTTCCTTTTGGTCCTATTGCTGATCTGTCAGGTTATGTCCCTCCTAGTGTTCCGATAGACAAGATCGCAACCATTCGTAATATCAATGAAAATAATATTGGAAGCATTCTTAATTCAGGCATATTGATCCCTAAAGACAATTCTAATACATCCCCATCAATAAATAAGACGGTATTAAACCCTGATTCATTGAGGGCAGTAAATCCCAGTGAATTTACGGGAGCTAGTTTAATTAGCATTCCCATAATAAATGGGGCAGAGAATTTTCGATTCAACAACAATGTCCGTGAACTATAAATTATGAGCGATAAAACAAAACGGCTTAACGCTAAGTATCGTTCAGCTATGAATAAGCGACTTCCATGGGAGACTGCTTATCAAGATTGCTACGACTATGCCTTGCCTGGTCGCACAAGCTTTTTTCAGCGCAATAAAGGCGATGATGCCCCCGAAATATTTGACGAGACCGCTGTTATCGGTACGCAAGAATTTGCCTCACGGATTCAAGCTGGGCTTACCCCAAATTATGGACGATTCTTTAAACTTGAAGCTGGTGTACAGGTGCCACCTGATCAGGTCGAAGAGGTAAATAAGCAGCTCGAAGAAACCACAAATTACATTGCTGAAATTATAAACAATAGCAACTTTGCTCAAGAAGCAAACGAATGCTATTTAGACATTGCACTCGGAACTGCCTGCATGGATGTGTTTGAAGGCGATGCTGTCCATCCTGTTATTTTTTCTGCCGTACCTTTACCTGAATTGGCGATTGATACTGGGCCGCGTGACGAAATTGATACTTATTTTCGTACACGCCATATGCGTATATCGCATATTGATAAAGCATATCCTGGAGCTAAGGTTCCTGCTGATTTAATGCAGCGCATTGGTAAGTCTAGCGCAAACAAAGAGGACTATGATCCTGTCGTAAGGGTTGTTCTCGCTGTTTACCGCGATCACGAAATTAAAAACGAAGAAGTTAATATAGCTTGTTTATTTTTACCAGATTACGCTGACTATGATCCAATGCTTGAGCAAACATTCAAAGGCTTAGGTTCAAATCGCTTTATTGGATTTCGTTGGTCTAAGGCGGCTGGAGAAGCATGGGGCCGTGGGCCGTTGTTTAATTCAATGCCAGCCGTTCGTGTAGCCAATCTTGTAAAGCAGATGATTTTAGAGAACGCGGAGATGTCTATTGCTGGTATTTATACCGCAGAAGACGATGGTGTATTGTCTATAGATAATATTCGCCTTCTTCCAGGGACTGTTATACCCAAAGCCCCAGGTTCTGATGGCCTTCAACCTGTTCAAGCGGCAGGTAACTTCGACGTTTCGCAGATTACTTTGCAAGAATTGCGTTCAGATATACGTAAGGCTCTTTACAACGAGACACTTGGGTCTCCTGATCGCACCCCAATGAGCGCAACTGAGGTCGCGCAGCGCATGGCAGATTTGTCACGCCAGATTGGTAGTGCTTTTGGGCGATTGCAAGTCGAGTTTGTTAATCGCGTTATCGTTCGAGTAGCTTACATTTTGCAAAAACAAGGGCGCATAGAGCTTCCTGTAATTAACGGACGTCAAATTAAAATTCTTTCGACTAGCCCATTATCTCAAGCACAAGCAGTCGAGGATATTAACGCAGTCAATAACTTTTTATCTATGCTGAACCAGCAATTTGGGCCTCAATTGGCACAGATGATGATTGAGCAAGAGGAGACTGCTAAGTATTTGCGTGAGCGCTTCGGCGTTCCTGTAAAATTAATTCGCAACAAACAGCAGCGCCAACAGGTTGCTTCTGCAATTGCACAA